TCAACCCCTGCACCTCCTCCTCCGCCTCCTGCTCCTGAGCCTGTATCACGCAAGGCCGATAAGGATGTCCAGACGGCTCGCCGTGACGAGATGAAACGCGCTCGATTGGCTGCTGGTATGGGCGGCTCGAACAAGACCGGCGCTTTTTCTAGTGATGCCGCGACAACCACTAAAACGATGTTGGGCTAATGACCTGCATGATCCTTCATAACCGCGAGGAATGGCCTGCGCTTGTCGATCATTTTTTCGACAACCCGCACCTGTTTCTCAAAGAGGATATCGTTTATTCGGGCGAGCAAGGTCTGAGCATCGATGACATGAAGGATATTTTCATCAACGCCAAACGTATGGCGCTGGTCACTGATAACGGTGATCCTATCTACCTTTTCGGATGTGACGCAGGCAATGTGCTTTGCACCCTGTCGGCAGCATCCCTGGACGGAAAGCAGATGACCTTGGCGAAGCACGTCAAGCGGTTCATCGACACAGAAGAGGGCAGACGGTTTTTTGACGGCGTTGTTGGCGCGACAACTGACGAAGATATTGCCGAGTATTCTTTTCTTCATCGATGGGCAAAGTCTCTCGGGTTCAAGGAATACGCGTCCAGGCCTATGGCTGATGGCGACACAGAACGTTTTTATGCGAGGTTCTAATAAATGTGTTTTGGTGAATCAACCCCTGCACCGCCTCCCCCTCCTGTCGCTAAGGCAGAGCCGGTAAAACGTATGGCGCAGTCAGGTATTCGCGAAGGTTCAACGTCGGATCGAAAGCGGGCGAGGCTCGCTGCCGGTCAAGGCCAGACAAACAAAGGATCGCTCGCTGCTACAGAAACGGCGGTCACAACAAAGACACTGTTAGGATAGACCATGCCCGAACTCGGTTCAAAGCCCCTTGGTGGCACGTTGTTAGACAGCGAAAGCGAAAGCAAGCACTACCCAACCCTTTATCTTATGGATGGTGATGTTGACGCTATCCCGAACGATGCCGACGTTGGCGACGAGCGCATGATCACCGGTAAGGTTCGTGTGTCTCAGCTTGGCAAGAGCAAAGATGGGAGCCGCAACGCGACCCTTGAGGTAATTGAGCTTTACCTTGAAGAGAAGGAAAAGCCCCACCCTGCCGAGAAAATTTACCCGACGATGAAGGAATAACATCATGGCGTTGTTGGCTACACCGGAAAATTTGCACTCTCTGTCCTCTATGAAGGGAGATCGGGGTGTGGCCTTGCGCCGGTACAAGAAGCTCGAAGATGATCGTTCGTCTTGGAGAAGCCACTGGATGGAGCTTTCAGACTATCTATCGCATAGGCGCGGCAGATATCTTATTGAGGATAGCCAGAACACGCGAGGGCGCAAGCGCAACAACAAGATCATTGATAGCACCGGCACTCAGGCGCTTAGGACAATGGTAGCAGGCATGATGTCTGGCATGACAAGTCCAGCCCGCCCTTGGCATCGGCGCACTATTGCCGGTGATCCTGAGTTGATGAACCGTCAAGACGTTAAAGAGTGGATTTCTCAGGTAGAGAAGATCGAGAGGGCTATTCTCAACAAGTCTAACTTCTACAATTCCATGCATGCTGTTTATACAGAGCTTGGTTCGTTCGGTACTGGCCCGCTTTATCGGCAACAATCGTTCGACAGTGTGATCAGATTCCGGCCATTCACGGCAGGCGAGTACGTTATTGCCGAGGACCATAAGGGCGGCGTTGATACTGTCGGGCGCTACTTCACCATGACGGTATCTCAGGTTGTTGAGAAGTTTGGAATACAGCCAGATGGGCGAACCATTGATTGGACGGGCATTAGTGCTACGACCAAAAAGCTGTGGGAGAGTAAGAACTACGATTCATTGGTGCCGATCATCCACATGATTGAGCCGCGAAGGTCAGGTGATCGGGACATCCGCAAGCGCGATCAACTGAACATGCCCGTGAAGTCAATTTACTTTGAGCATGGTGGAGATGGCGATGATCTGCTCTTTGAGGGCGGTTTCAAAAAGATGCCAATCTATGTCCCTCGTTGGGATGTTCTTTACGGCGATGTCTACGGTCGATCTCCTGGCATGGACACTCTGGGAGACATCAAGCAGCTACAGCACCAGCAGAAGCGCAAAGCTCAGGCCATTGATAAGATGGTCAACCCGCCTATGGTGGCATCTGTAAATCTACGGGGCAAGCCATCAACAACGCTTCCAGGCGGCAATACATACGTTGACCCCACGCAAGGCGGTCAAGGTTTCCAACCCGCGTATACCGTTCAGCCACGCATTAACGAGATGCTGATGGATATTCAGGAGGTGCAGGAGCGCATCCAGCGCGGTTTTTATGCTGATCTTTTCGCGATGATGATCAATTCAGACCGCAGGCAAATGACCGCGACTGAGGTGGCAGAGCGTCATGAAGAGAAGCTCGTTCTGCTTGGGCCTGTGCTGCAGCGGTTAAACGTCGAACTGCTTGACCCACTGCTCGATGATGTCTTCGATTTTGCGTCAGAGGCCGGCCTCCTCCCCACGCCTCCTGAAGCGCTTCATGGTCAGGAGCTTAAGGTCGAATACATCTCGCTATTAGCGCAGGCCCAGCAGGCTGTCGCTGCTACTACAATTGAACGCACCATGAGCTTTGCGGGCAACTTGTCGGCAGTGTTTCAAGAGGTCGTTGACGTTGTTGACGCTGACTACGCTCTTCGCGAATACAGTGAAATCCTCGGCAATGATCCCAAATTGCTTAAAGACGCTGAAACTGTACAGGCTATGCGTGAAGGTCGCCAACAGGAGGCGGCTCAAGCTGCCGCAATGGAGCAGGGAATGGCTGTGGCGCAAGGGGCTAAGGTTCTTAGCGAGACAGACAGCACCAACCCTAATGCATTGACCGACCTTCTCGGCGCTGGTGGTGGCCTGCAATGACTAAGCACGTTATTACCGACAGTTCAGATGAGGCACAGATCAGCAAAGCAGAGGATCAAGAGAAGGACCGCGAGCGCGATCTTGAATGGATTTTATCGTCTATGCGCGGTAGGCGGTGGATGTACGAGCTAATTTACACCAAGGCCCATGTTAATGGCGGCAGCCATGTTCCAGGCTGCTCAGATAGCACTGCGTATAACGAGGGCGGCAGGGCTGTTGGCAACGATATCCTTGAGAATATCAGGATGAAGCACCCAAGGCAGTTCTTGAAGATGCTAGAGGAGAACCACTTCGATGGTTAACCCTACATATTCACACCCCCCAAGCACAGAGCCGGGGCCGATTAATGACAGCAGGTACAAGTCGATCCCTATTATTGAGGACGCCGACGGCACGTTCCACAATATCAGCGACGCCGCGCCTATGCCGGTGGCGCTCGGTGGGGCGCAACTTGATGCCTTTGGTCGCCATCGCGTATCTGCTCCAGGCAACCGGCTTGACGCTGAATTTACTTACGATCTACAGCCGGACCTGTTCGACAGCTTCACCACAAATGGCACTATCACGCACAACGCCACGGCGCGACAAGCTGAGTTGTCTTTATCTGCCGCTGCTGCTGGTAACCACGCCACGCTTTCCAGTCACCCTGTTCCTTACACGCCGGGGTGTTCGCAGTTATCAGAAAAGACGGGTGTTCTCGATCTCGCTGGAATAGGCACGGGAACGGTTGAATTTTTCCTGCGTTCCAATGTGACTGGATCAGTCACAGAGCAAACGGTTGCCCAAGCGGATTGGGATAATTTTTCAACGGACCGGGATTGGACCGACAGCCACATCTTTGCGATTGATTTCCAGTCGTTGAAGGTCGGCACTATTCGCGGATGCATGGTTTCACAAGGGGCGTCAACTTGCGTGGCTTCCATCCACAATGACAACCTACGCAATTCGGGCTATTGGCAGACGCCGACCCTTCCTGTTCAGTATCGGATTTACATCGAGGATAAAGGACAAGGCGCGGGGGTTCAGACCTTCGCAGAGATTTGCTATGGCAACGACCTCAACGCCATTGGCTTCCGTTATGTAATCGACGGAGCTAACGCTTCTGCCACGATGGCTGCAATCTGCTGTACTGTGAAATCGGAAGGCGGCGCAGATTTACAAGATATGCCAGGATTCCCTCGCGCTATCTCTACAAGAGGCGGCTCCAGGGTAAGCGGTGGATCAACTAGGGCTGTTACGTCTTCTGTGATGCTGCCGATCATGTCTATCCGCTCAAAGGCACAGTTTAACAGTCTGCCTAACCTCAGTTTGATTATTCCCGACCACTACAGCATCTACGCCAGCAATGACGTTGAACTTGTTATTATCGTAGACGGCACTTTGACCGGCGCGTCTTGGGTTGACGTCAACTCAACTCGCTCTTGTGCAGAATATGACATTTCAGCAACCGTAATAACGGGTGGTGTTGAAGTTAAAATAGACCCCTTTTCATCAGCGAAGGGAAACAATAACAGCGGTCAACTTGATGGGTTGCTGGGTAAGGCGTTGCTCTGGGATAGGCAAGATGGAGTGACGGGAATTTTAACTATCGCGGCAATTGCTTACGGAGCAACGGCAAGCTGCCGAGTGGATTTAGGTTGGAAAGAAATTAGGTAGCCATATAGGAGAAGAACATGGCAGAAGAACAGGTAAATGAAGAGGCCCAAGAGGAGCTAAATCTCGAAGGTCAGGAAGAGACAAAAGAAGTGGTTGAGGAATCCGCTTCTGAAGAGAACGCCGCCAAAGACGGTGGCAAAGATACCAAAACCCTGCTGTCGGATGACGAGGGTGACGGAACGGGTGACAAGGATTCAGACAAGGGTGTAGTGCCTGACAAGTATGAATTTAAGCCTCCCGAGGACTTCGATCTAAGCGAGGAAGTTCAAAGCCGACTTGACGCTTTCACTGATCGTGCGAGAGATATGAAACTGAGCCAAGAACAATATCAGGCTATTATCGATTACGATATCGAACGCGGCAAGAGTGCATTGGCCGATCAGGCTAGTGCATATCATGAGCGCATCAAGATGTGGGGCGATGAAGTGGTCGCAGATAAAGAGTTCGGCGGTGAAAACCTCGAAGCTAATCTGTCCATTATTCGCAAGGTTAAGGAAGGTTATGGAGATGAAAGTTTCCAGAAAATCCTTGATGCTCCATCGCCAGAAAATCCAGACGGATTGGGCTTGGGCAACCACCCTGCAATGCTGCGTTTTTTACATCGCATTGGGAAATCAATCAACGATAGCGAGTTCTTTGAAGGCGACGGTCACAAGGCCGAAGGCGAGAACGGACTGCGGCGGTTGTATCCCACTATGTTTGAGAAACAAGCCAACTAAAGGAGTATTTACCAATGGCTGCTCTCGGTACTGAAAACCCGACCCTCGCTGATCTTGCGAAGGTCACCGATCCCGACGGCACGATTGCCGATGTGGTCGAAATCTTGAACCAGACTAACGAAATTCTGGAAGATATGACTTGGATGGAGGGCAACCTCACAACTGGTCATCGGACTTCCATTCGATCTGGTTTACCGTCCCCAACTTTCCGCAAAATGTATGGATTTGTCCAGCCGACCAAAAGCCGCGCTGTTCAGGTCACTGACAACTGCGGCATGATGGAAGACTATTCACAGGTCGATAAGGCTCTCGTGGATATGGCTGGGAACCCTGCCGCCTTCCGTCTGCAAGAGGATCGCCCTCACATTGAAGGCATGAACCAAACCCTTGCTACCAAAATCTTCTATGGTGACGAATCCACCGCTCCTGAAGAGTTCACCGGCTTGGCCCCTCGCTACAATGATCTGTCTGCCGAAAATGGCGACAACATCATTGCTGGTGGTGGTTCTGGTTCTGACAACGCATCTATCTGGCTGATCTGCTGGTCACCTAATACGGTCCACGGCATCATCCCGAAAGGCTCGAAAGCCGGCGTTCAACAGCGTGATCTTGGCGAAGTTACCGTACAAGATACCGTTGGCTCGTCTTCCGGCCTGATGCAAGCATATCGCACCCACTACCGTTGGGACGTTGGCCTTTCTGTTCGCGATTGGCGCTATGTCGTTCGTATCTGCAATATTGACCGGTCCCTCTTGACCGCCGATATTTCTACCGGCGCAGACCTGAACGACCTCATGCACCAAGCCGTCACGGAAATCCCCAACACTGCGATTGGTCGCTGTGCTTGGTACATGGACAAGCAGGTATTGTCCTTCCTTCGCCGCCAAACCGCGAATGCTGTTTCCAACTCCACGCTGTCTATGGACAACGTAGGCGGAACGATGCAGACCTCGTGGGGTGGTTATCCCATCCGCCGCGTTGACGCCCTTCGCACCAACGAAGCAACCGTCAGCTAATAACCCCCAGCCGGGGAGTATTGTTAACCCCGCCCCGGCGCTTTCTCTCGAAAGGAGAAAAGACTATGATTATGGATAAACTCTTGGAGTTCGGCGACGGTTTTGACCTTACCGAAACCACCGGCACCTACCTCCTGACCAATCAAATTGACTTGCAGGAAGCCCGTGATATGGGCAATGGTCAACCGTTATATCTGGTTATCCAGATTGACACCGCTGTTGTTGGAACGTCATCTACGGTGAATTTCCGGCTTCGCTCAGACAGCACCGCAGCCATTCACGCCACTACCTCGACGGCACACATCGAGACTGGCGCGATTGCCGAGGCTACTTTGGTCGCCGGTTACACTGTGGTAATTCCGCTTCCCATCGAGGGCAACGCTTACGAGCGTTATCTCGGTGTGCAGGCGATCATTGGGGCTGCGACAATTACGGCAGGCACTTGCTCTGCCTTCTTGACGCTAGACCCGACTGGTTGGAAGTCTTACCCAGACGCTACCAACTAACATAGGGTTGGGGCTGGTTATCATCTTAACTGGCCCCATCACCTTCCTTTTTCTTAACGGAGGATAGCCTAATGGCTGAAATTAAAGTTCGCTTCAAACAATCGTACTATTCGGGGGAACAGTTTTTTTCAAAGGGAGATGTCCATACTTTCCCTGCGGATACGCCGATTCCAACTCGCGACATTGAAATCCTTGAGGGCAAAAGCACTTACGAAAAGCCCCTCGATCAAAGCGCGGTGCCGGTTACTAAGATGAATAAGGACGTGGCCCAAGCTGTTCGCGACGTTCAAACAGACAAGGCCGCTGCTGCACGGGCTGCTAAGGCCGCTAAAGCTGCCGCTGCCAAGGAAGCTCAGGAGTAAAGCCAATGGCGAGTAAGGTTCAGATTGCTAAACTAGCTCTTCAACATATCGGGGATAGATACGACATTTCCGATATTAACGAGGAAAGTGTAGAGGCCGAGCAGATCAATCTGATCTTTGATGATACTCGCGATGAATTGCTACGTCGCTATCCTTGGCGCTTTGCTAAGAAATACACTTCCCCGGCTACCTTGGATGTCACGGTGCCGGGGCAGTGGACTTATGCCTATCAATACCCGACTGATGCGGTCAAGGTTCGAGGCATTACCAATATTCTAGGCATCGACGCCACGCCATTGGATTTTGAAGTGGCTCTCCTTAGTGATGATACAAAGGTCATTCTCACTAACGAAGAGGATGCGGAATTGTTCTACACTTCGCGTGTTACGGACACTACGCGGTTCGATCCTGAGTTCACGATGGCGTTTAGTTTTCTGTTGGCTTCACGGGTTTGCATGTCCCTAACAGGAAGCCTTGAGATTGCCAATAAACTTGACCAAGAGGTTTTGCGGGTTGTGAGCCACGCCGCCGATACAGACAGTAGTGAAGGCCGCAATAGAGAAGCACCTGAAGCCTCTTGGATTGATGCGAGGGCATAATGACTAAACTTATCCAAACGAGCATGGCAGGTGGCGAGGTGTCTCCCGCTGTTGCTGCCAGGACAGATATTGAAAAGTACAAGTCATCTCTTGCCGCGTGTGAAAATTATTATGTGAGAACGTCGGGCGGTGTTTCCAATCGTCCTGGGCTTGAATATGTTTGTGAGGTAAAAGACAGCACAAAGGCTGTTCGACTTATCCCGTTCGAGTTCAACACTGAACAGACCTACATTCTTGAAGTTGGCAATCTGTATATTCGAGTTATTGTTGACGGCGGTCTTGTTGTAGATTCCTCCGCCATTAAAACAATAACCGGCGCCACTGCTGCCAATCCTGTTGTTGTTACCTCAACGGCTCATGGACTGTCGAATGGTGATGAGGTGTTTATTTCTTCTGTTGTAGGCATGACAGAATTGAACGGTCGCCAATTCAAAATATCAAACGTCACTGCAAATACGTTTGAATTACAGGATATGAGCAGCACCAATGTCGACGGGTCAGGATACACGGCCTACACGTCAGGCGGAACAGCATCGTTGGTTTATGAAGTCGCGACGCCATATGCAGAGGCCGATCTTTTTGACATCCAATACGTCCAATCTGCTGACATAATGACCTTTACGCACCCTGACTACACCCCACGCGAATTGATACGGACGGGAAACGATGCATGGACGCTATCGGAAATCGTTTTCCAGCCTTCGCAGACATTCCCATTGAATCTTTTGGCGACGGCAGACACAGTGGGGGCGATCACAGAACGCTACACCGTTACTGCGGTAGGATACGACACTGCGGAGGAGAGCTTAAGGGCCACAGGGTCGTCATGGACAATCTCAGGTGCCACTCAGGCTGACCCCGTTGTGATTACGGTAACCGGTCACGGCATTAGCGAAGGAAACGAGTTCCATATTGATGGCGTAGTCGGCATGACTGAACTTAATGACCAGAGGTTCAAGGCCAACAATGTTACCGCCAATACCATTGAGCTTACGGATAGCTCGGGCAATAATATCGATGGGACGGGATATACAGCATATTCATCCGGTGGCAGCGCCTATATCACATATTCTGAGATCACCAACGGGGCCAATCCTGCCGACAATACGATTACGTGGGATAAGACAGACGGGGCAGAGAGCTACAATATTTATAAGTATGAGAACGGTATTTACGGGTTTATTGGCAAGACAGAGGAGCTTACATTCACTGACGACAACATTGAGCCTGATCTGAGTGACACCCCTCCCAAAACCAGAAACCCGTTTGTTGCTTCTAACTCGTACCCATCGACTGCGGGATTCTTTCAGCAGCGGCGCATCTTTGGCAACTCCACAGAAAACCCGCAGCGCAATTGGTTTACGCAGACGGCTAATTTCTACAATATGTCTGTGTCTTCACCGGCCCGTGACAGTGACGCCATAACAGCGACCATTGCTGCTTTGAAGGTAAACGAGGTCCGTCACTATATCCCTCTTTCTGATCTAGTGGTTCTTACATCAGGTGGCGAGTGGTTGATATCGGGCGTTGACGATTCCATCACGCCAAGCTCCATCCAGGTTAAGCCACAATCCTATTACGGCGCAACATGGCTCAAGCCCATTGTGGCGGGCGATGTCGCTATATTTATGCAGCCTGGGCAGACTGTGCGTGACCTTGGCTATAAGTTTGAGACAGACGCCTATGCAGGCAACGATATTTCTATCCTGGCTCGCCATTTGTTTGACAATTACACCATTGTTGATTGGGATTTTGCACCTGCTCCATATTCGATTTTATGGTGCGTTCGTGATGACGGTACGATGGCGGCGCAAACATACCTTCGTGAACAGGAAATTTATGCTTGGCATCGTCACTCGACGCGGGGCAAATTTAAATCTGTAGCGAGTGTTCGCGAGGATGTGGCGGATATCACATACTTTATTGTCGAACGCACTGTTGGTGGTGGCACACGAAAATACATTGAGAGAATGGACGAGCGGGATGCTACGGACGTGCAAGATGCATTCTTCGTCGATGCTGGTACCCGCGTCAACACGCCGATTACGATCACTGGATTTACTGCCGCTGATCCTGTCGTGATCACTGCCGCCTCTCATGGCCTATCTAATGGCGACACGGTGGATATCAGCGGCATCAATATCGAGGATTTGACAACAAACACCGGAGTAGCACCTGCCGACGACCTGAACGGAACCGGATACACTGTGGCTAACGTCACGGCTAACACGTTCGAGCTACAAAATAACGGAACTGATGTTGATGGCACTGCCTTTGGCACGTATCACGATGGCGGCGAGGTCAGGCTGGCATTCACTACAGTTTCAAATCTTTGGCATCTAGAAGACGTCACGGTCACGGTTTTGGCGAATGGGTATGTTGTTCGTGATCTGACGGTTAGCAATGGACAGATAACCCTGCCATATGCCGCAAGTAGAGTTTCTGTCGGGCTTCCATATGTGGCGGAGATTGAAACACTCCGCATTGACGCTGGGGCCGGAAGCGAGACAGTGCAGGGCAAGGATAAAAAGGTAAGCAGGCTTACTGTTCGCCGTCAAGACACACTAGGGCTGTGGGCTGGGCCAAATCGCGACGCGATGCACGAAGCTAAATTCGGATTGCCTGCATATTTGGGGCAACCGCCTGAACTATTCAATGGCGACAAGAATATTACTCTTTCCCCTCATTGGAACAAAACAGGCCAATATGTCATACAACAGCGTGACCCATTGCCATCTACTGTGCTATCACTAATCCCAGACGCCATTGTTGGGGGTAACTGATGAATAAAATAGCCCAAGCAAGTGCCAACATGATCGAGGCCGGAAGCGATAAAGCCGTCGGTGATGTTCGCCGTCTAGAGCAGGCGATGCGGGAAAACCTCGAAACCATCCACCTCGACACACACCACATAATTCATGCTGGGGTTTATTGCAGAACAATAATGATCCCAGAGGGTGGGTTGGTTACGGGCGCTCAGATCAAGGTCGATTCCACGGTGATCCTTAGCGGTGACGTGACGCTGTATGTTAATGGAGCGCCTCGTCGGTTTATTGGATATCACGTATTGCCAGCCGCAGCAGGTCGTAAGCAGGCGGCATTTGCTCATCTCGATACTCATGTCACGATGATCTATCACACAGATGCTAAAACTGTATCTGATATTGAAGAAGAATGTACCGACGAGACAGAACTATTGATGTCGAGGTCGAGCCAAGCAAACGACACGTTCCTTATCACGAGGGCTGAAAAATGAGTTGGATGACAGTAGCAGCCGTTGCGTCGGTAGTTGGGACTGGTGTAGCCACTGTAGGAGCATATCAACAGTCACAGGCGGCTAAGTCACAGGCCAATTACCAAGCGGCTGTCGCTCGGAACAACGCTATCATTGCTCAACAAAACGCAGCGGATGCGAGAGACAGGGGCAAAGCGGCAGAAGAAGAACACAGGGACCGAATTGCACAGGCGAAGGGTTCTGTCACTGCGGGTGCTGCCGCTGCTGGTTTCCTAGTCGATGATCCAGGTTCAACCAATGTTGACCTGCTCGCAGATGTCGCAGAGGCGGGAGAACTTGATATCCAGAAAATTAGGGACAACACAGAGCGAGAGGCCCACCGAGCGCTAGTCCAGGGCGTGAACTTCACAGCACAGGCAGGGTTGTTTGATGCACAGGCGTCCGCTCAATCACCAATGATGGCAGCCGGTGGCACGTTCTTATCCGGCGCGGCTCAATCGGCAACGGCAATTTCTAAGGTGTAACAGACAATGGCTAAAATCCTCACACCGGCGACTCAAGGCGCTCAGAATATTGGCAGTATCAAGTCAGAGGCAGCCAACACGCCGTTCCAGAGCTTTCAGACCAATGCGGATATGTTTGGGGGTGGGCAGGCTAAAAGCTTGTTGCAGGCTGGTGAGGCTTTACAGTCAGGTGCTGACTTCCTTACAAAACAGGCTGAAGAAAGGTCTTTGCTGAACAAAATGAATGCAGAGACAGCCGCTGTTCAGTTTGAAAGTGAGCAAAGCAGAAACCTTGCACAAAAAAAACTTAGCGGCGCTGCGAATGCAGAACAAGAATACAATGATGCCGCCGAAGAATTTTATTCATCCCAAGATGTTTCTGGGTTGAACGAAAAAGATTCGGTCATGTATCGGCATTTTGTCACTCGTTCAAGAAACAACGGTAGAAGCGCAGCCCTCAAGCAGCAGATAATCGAAACGGATAAAAATTTGGTTGCTACCGCTGAAAATCGTGCAGCCATGTATTCATCTAAGGCTCAAGCACAATATAACAATGGTGTTGTTTACCGTGATTCTGTTGACGCAATAAAGTCTTCAGAAGCGCTAGTCGGTCAAAAAACAGGCCGCGATCCTGACGTAACAAAGCAGATCATTAAAGATCAGATTAGTGCAATGAATATTGGTCGTGTAAAGATGTCGCTGTCTCTTGGCGACACGGCGACGGCAACAGCAATTTTTGAGAATGGGAAGAGGACCGGCGAGATTGACGGCGACGACTACTCGGCTATTACAGAAATGATAGCCAAGGATAGTAGAGCTAAAACCGCGCAATTATTTACGGATAATTTGCTTCTTACAGAAACAAGCGAAGCTGCTGCATTGGCGAAAGTTAGAAGCTCTTTTTCAGGAGAAGATGAGGTCGCTGTTTTAAAAGAAGTGAAACTGCGCTTTGCTGAGAAGGAGCGCCTGAGAAAGAGAGCCGAAGAAGAAAGGTTCGATTTTGTTTCAAAAAAAGCTGCCGACCCTGGCTCTCCACGTTTAACGGAAGTTGAGCTTCATGACCTTAGTGAGCGTGAAAAGAAGTATGTTAAGGCTGTTGAACAAGATAAGATTTTAAGGGCTGCTGATCCTGATTATGATCGGAAAGGTGACGGTGGGGAAACTTGGAAAAAGTGGCATGACGACTCCTCTGATTGGGAGAAAGTTGGCAAGATGACTAGGCGTGAGCTAGAAATTGCGTATGAGCTTGGTGTAACCAAGAAGCAATTTGAGGAAACGATAGTAAGGGAATGGCGGGGGTATCAGCAGGCGTTGGGCAAAAAGGCAGAAGCTGAAGACATGAGCGCGACTGGTGCTAGCGGGATGACTGAACTACAGAGAGTTGCCGCATCCTTCGAGGTTTCGACTAAATTGAAGAAGAAAGACAGCCCGGAAGCATTTACAGCCTTCCAAGTGGAATACGATGAACGTGTACGTCAAGCTGACGCTCGAAAGCCTGATGAAAAAGCCAGAATCCTGGATGAGATGGTCAAAGAAAAAATCATATGGGACAAGTCGGATGTGTGGTTAGGGAGCGATGCAGAGCAAAACGTCAGTGTCCTAACAGAGGAGCAGCGGTTGACCTTCGCCAAGGATGCCGATATCCCATCGAGCCAACGGCAGGCTTTTTCCGATAACTTGGCTAATATCGTTGACGATTTGAGGGCGAGTAAGGCTAAGATAAGCAGAGCTAACATCCTAACATTGTTCAAAAACAACCCACATAGATATAAGTGAAGGTGAGAATTTATGGCTGGTATTGAGCTTAATACATCTGGCTTGGAGCTTGAAGAAGATGATCAAGAGGGGCTTGCCGCTCCCTTTGAGCCTAGCACTACAGGCAGCAACGTATTTGAGCTTAACACTACCGGCCTAGAACTTGAAGGTGGCGATAGTGACGCGCAAAGGCACAAGACAAGAGATGCCGTGAAAATTCCTCCCGTTCAGTACAAGGCTGACAAAACGGCTGCTGATGAGGTTGGTGTTGATGTAGGTACTGTCCAGCGTGACAATGGAGAATTAAAACGTGAGGCGAGAGCCAGAGAAATAGCCAGGACTGTTGAAACAGCCCCGGCGACAAAAGCCTGGATATCGCGAGATGATAATATCAACTATGCCCACGATGATGTCGATAACCTATCAGCCATCGAGAAGGCTTGGGACTGGTACACTGAAGAGTATCTTTGGGGGGCAATGGGCGCTGCTGGGAAGAGCGTTATAGAGTTTAAAGATGATGTCTCCGTCAATCCAGAGCAAGTTCCTCTTGGTTTAGCTTCCGGCGCGATCACTGCGCTTGCATCTAGCGTTCACGGTATTGGTAGTGCGAAAGAGGCATTGGATCGCCTTATATCAAGGCCAATTGACGCAATCCTTGATACCATCACCGGCACTGAATTTGACTCCGCTGAGTATAGAAAGAATTTGCCGTTGCTGTCTCGCGGGTTAATCAATGTTACAGAGCCAGTTAAAGAATTTGCTGATGAGCTACGACCAAAAGACAGTGGTTTTGCTTTTGATGTTAGTTCTGGCTTAGGCCAGATGGCAACGCAGATTACCGTTGCTTTGCTATCTGGTAGCGTATCATCTGCTACAAGTCTCGGAATGCTCTTTGGTCAAGGATCAGACATTCAGGCAGATATGGTAAAGGAGGCTGGTAAAGAGGGGGATATTGGCGCTGACATTGCTGTTCTTGGCGGCGGGGTAATTACGGCTCTTACCGAGAAATATGGCTTAGAAAACCTCTTGAAACGCATTCCTGACAAAGTTAAAGGAAAAATATATCAGGTTCTTGCCGGGGCTGGTTCTGAAGGCGCTCAAGAAATTTTAGAAAATATTGCCCACAACCTAGCTGCATTCGCTTTATATAATCCAGATCAGAAATTGTTTGATGCCGACACTCTGTACGAGGGTGGCGTTGGCGCTACGGTTGGCGGCATCACTTCAGCCATGATCGGCGGCGCTCGGGTTGTTGGAGATCGTCGCAGAGCAAAAAAGCGGACCGAAGCCATCAAGGACTTAAACAGCAAGGAATCGAATCTTCGCCAGACTTCCCCAGAAAAGTACGCTGCCGCGCAGGGTGAGTTCATGCGGAAGTCTGGCATCGAGGATGTTGAGATTGATGCTGAAGGCGTGAAGGTTCTGTTCCAGGATATGCCGGACTTAGACCTTGTTGATGCCCAAGAGGTTCAAGAGGCTATTTCTACGGGCGGGACTATTACCATGTCGCCGGAGCAATACTGGTCACTGCCGCAAGATGTTGTCGATAAGATTGCGCCTAACACCAGCTTCACTGCCGGTGAGATGACAGAGCAGGAATTGACTGAGGTTGACGAGCTTGTCAAAGAGTTTGGCGGCCCTATTACCGAGGATGAAGTTGCGGCAGCCCAGGAAAGCATTTCGTCTGAGGATGTGATATTTCAGGAGGTTTACGACCAGCTAATCACAGCCGGTGCGACAGATACCGACGCACGGCCCAAGGCTGAACAGATGGCGGCGGTGTTTAATATTTTTGGAGAACGCGCCGGTATCGATCCGCTGAAGGTGGCAGAACGGTTTATGCCGTCGATCCGCAAGAAGCTGCCAGAGTTTTATACCAGCTACACTCCCGACGCCCAAGACTATCTGCTTGAACGGGTTAAACGTGCGGCAGCCCAGCCCACAGAACAGACGGCACTTGGCGAGACACTGCTTGAGTTCATCGCCAAGCGTGGAGGTATCGTTGATCCGAACGGCGAGTTTGATGCAGCCGACATGGCGACATGGCAAAAGGCCAATCCGTTCATAGGCAAGCTGCTTCGTGAGGCACCAGAAAACCTCGGCGCAGCACTGTTCGATGGGACAATCCCTGAGAACATCAAAGACCTTTCGATCAACGATGTTCGCATTGCAGCGGAGGAGGCTGGATACCTCGAAGAAGGGTCAGAGGACAACGACCTTTTAAACGCCATATCAGAGGAATTGCAGGGCAGGCCGGTACATTCGCTCAAAGAACAAGACCCGGAGGCTCTAGCAGAGGCTGAGTCAATCGCAGAGCTATTAGAATACCTTGAGCGCAACGATATCCCGCTCGATCTGCCTACGCGAGAAATAAAGGCGCGTATTGCCGCCCTTGAAGAGACACGGCGCGACAGTGACGTTGAGTTGAAGCAAGACCAAGACCTTTTGGCTGAGTTGTTGGCTGAGTTTGAGGATATCCCATCTATTCCAGGGCAGACTATTGATGAGGCAATCCAAGAAACGCATAAAGCCAACTTTGAAAAGCTTAAGAATTTCCGCGATGAGTTTGTTAAAAAGCATGGTAATCGCGATGGTGTCGCCGCTTGGAATGATGAGCGTATTGATGATGAAATAGCAGACATTGAACACGTAAGCGGGAACAGAACAAAAGGGCAGATTGGATTTGTTGATCCTCTTGATTTTCTCATGGCTACAAGCGGTTCTGCAAAGGGGGCGCAAAGAATATCTGATGAGGCTGGCGATTTGCGAGTTGATGATCTCCGGGGTGAGCGAGTTTCTCCATATCTGAACATTGACAACAACGGCAAGATATTTGGGCATGAAGGACGCCATAGGATGATAGCACTTGCCAAGGCTGGCGTTAAACGCGCACCCGTGATGATACGTCACTTAGATGGCGAATATAAGAGTTTTAAATTTTCCAAAAAAGAAAGTTTTCAAGGTCAGGAGTTCAGCACTGGGGAGAGTTTGCCGGTTGAGATAAATGATTTGTATTCTGCTGAATTTGGGCAGATGCAAAACATTAAGGACGCGATGCCTTCTGATCCACAGGTTCTATTCCAGCCGGGAAACCCAGCATTCGATGCTTGGTTCGGTGATTCGAAGGTTGTGGATGAGAATGGTGAGCCGTTGGTGGTTTATCATGGGACTAAAGCGACTGTTGATGATGATTTTGCATTTGATCCAAAAAAACAATCTGATGAAACAAGACTTTCACAACAAGGTGTTGGTTTCTATTTCACAGAAAATAAAAAACAAGCATCTGGTTATGGTAAACCAGAGGCTATGTATTTATCTGTTCAAAACCCGCTAGAATTAAAGAGAGGCGACAACCAAAATATCACAAGAGATATGGCTATAGAGTTGTTTTCCCGTGGGAATAATGCTTTTTTTTACGATAGATGGATAGATTTCCAAACAGGGGTGGACACACATGGGATGAGCCTATCCGAAAAGGCGGCTGTTTTTGTTGATTACATAATGGAGGCTAGAGGCAGTGCCGATGGAACAGATAAACTCTTAGTAAAAGAGATTAAACGTGCGTATAAGTCTTATGGGGATGATAACGGCTACACGCAAATGCTTTCTGACTTCATAGAGGTTACGGGATTTGACGGTGCTGTCGAAAAGATAAACGATGACACAACAGTCTACACAGCTATTTCTCCCACCCAGATCAAATCAGTAAACAACCGTGGCACATTCGATCCGAATGATGCGCGGATTTTGTATCAGGAGGCACAGTCAACTGTCTTTTTCCAGAAAGCAGCGAAAGAAGACAAAATATCTATCACTCTTGGTAATCTTGACTATGTGAAAGAAAACTATCCAGATCATTATGCTTCAATTGAGGCGCAACTTGGCAAAATGACCGCGACAGAGGCAAAGCGTGTTCGTGATACCCTGGAGGCACACAAAGGCACACAATGGTCTTTAGCGGCAATACGCTCTCTGGTTATCAGGGACATTTTGCACAGATCAAGAGATGGACAAAGCATCGATGATATTGCAGATGGAAAATTCTGGTCTGTAGAAGAGAAAGTTGATTGGCGCAATACGAGCATCGTAAAGGCGTTTGCTGGTGGGCCTGAACAGATTGTAATAAAAGCTCAAGGTTACAATTTCTTTGGCAACAACAGAAAAGCTGAAAACGATTTTAGCGGATCATTTCTTAATTGTGACCCGTCAACAGCCTGTGCCACTTACTGTTATTCTGCCGGTGGATCAGGTGGTGCGCCTAATGGCCTGATGAAGGCTGAGTTCACAGAATATATGGCAAATAACCATCCTGATGTTTTGGCGGATCGTCTTTCTGTTTATGCACATTTGCCTGCTGGCCTAAATGGCTTGGCTCTGCGTATGAACGAAAAGGGTGATCTGTCAGAAGCGCAACTAAAGCTTATCAAAGAGCTAAACAAGCGCGGTATTAGGCTGCAAATATTTTCTAAGCGTCCTGAACATCTGCGAAAAGTTTCTGATTTTAACTGGCGTTCCCTATCCATTGATGAGACTAATATGGACAAGGCGCTGGATAACCCAGACCTTTCTATTGCACTGATCGTTACAGACAATTTGCCTGCTGATTTCGTTTCCAAAATAAAAGATCGGCTGAATGTCGTTCTCCCAGTAAACCTGAAGGGTAATTCTTGGACACGCGAACAGGTTCTGAGAATGTATCCAGAGTCCAAAAAAGAAGTTAGCAATGCTCTCTGCCCTGTTGAGGCGGGCAAAAAATCTATCGGCACCAAAGACACAACCTTTGCAACTGTTATTTCTGGACTAAAAAAACAATCTGGTACAAAATACTGGACTTGCACTGCTTGTGACAAGCTTGGTTCTGCTGGTTGCTTCCACGGCAAAAACAAATCCGAGACAGTGCGTAAGGCCGCAAACCACTTCGCCGCCACTGAACATCAAAGCGAGGCAGACGCCAACAAAATTCGCTCCAGTATTGAAATGAATTTGTTCGCGCTTTTAGAGGAGAAGGAAATTGATAGAGGACAATTGGAAGACATTCTTGGAATCCTCAATGGAAAGCCTGAAGGTTCACAGCGCGAGCCTAACCCCAGCGCAGCAGAAGTCAGCACTCTTGGCGATATCGAAGGAAGTACAGTCGATGAAGGCGGCAGACGCGAAGCTGGAAGCCTTGCAGGCGGCACAGAGCTAGAACAGCGCGAGAAAGACGAAGCCCGAGGCTCCATTGTCTTTGGCGAAAACCTTGACGAGATTGTTATCAATCTGTTCAAGGCCGAGAATCTTTCCACATTTCTACATGAATCCGGTCACCTTTACCTTGAGATGATGTCAGAGCTTTCGCAGCTTGATAGCGCATCTCAGGGTTTAAAGGATGATATGGCTACGGTGCGCGATTGGCTTGGCGTTGCTCCAGGTGAGTCGTTCACGACAGAGCATCACGAAAAATGGGCAGAAACCTACGAGAAGTATCTGATGGAGGGCAACGCGCCATCCGTCAAGCTGCTGTCGGCCTTTGCTAAGTTTAGTTCCTGGCTGTCGGTGATCTATAAAAAATTTGGTCTTCGCCGCGCTGATCTCAACGATGATATTCGTGGCGTGATGGAT